ATTTGTTTACAACCCCACAATGAATTACTTTGGACTCTCACCATAAGGATGAAACTATGAAAACATATAATAACGGCCCTCGCAAGGGAATGATGTACGGTGGCATGTCTCGTCGCAAGCCGATGATGTACGGTGGCATGGCAAAGAAGCCCCGTAAAAAGGCTCAGATGGGTGGAAGCATGACCACAACCCAAAAGCAACAAAACCAACAGATGGCAGGCATGATGCCTATGCAGCCGATGAATATGCAACGGATGGCAGAAGGTGGCAAGCTAAAGATGGTAGAAAAAGATGGAAAGAAAGTTCCGTTCTACGCAGCCGACGGTGTTGGTAAGATGATGTACGGCGGAAAGGCAAAGAAGCGTGGCTAGTAAAATGGTACCAGCCCCAAAAGGCTATCACTGGATGAAGCAAAAGGCTGGTGGATACAAGCTAATGAAAAACCCCTCAACCGGCTATAAGCGGCATAAGGGGTCTTCAACTCGTGCTAGGTTTGAGGTACAAAAAATACACAAATAAATTCAGACGTAGTTTCTAGACTTGTCCAACATCTCGTTCCCCATCGATCTAATATACCGAAGCAGGGATGCTATAGAGTGTGCACCTTCATACTCTGGCATCCCTGTATTTATTACAGCTTCTAATTGTTCCGGCTGTACACCATCCATATTTATTTCTACGTTTCCATCTTGTTTTAAATATACTGTGAATTGAAACAGATTAGCTTTGTGCTGTTTTGCCATTGACGTTCTCTAGTTCTTGTATTGCTAGGTTGTAACAGTCGGCTCTAAATGTGAATCCGTTAGTCGGATCGACATCTCCCCTGCTATATCGTGTGGCTTTTTTATAGAACGTTTCTTTTGGTATCTCTCCCAAGATCCAAGCCTTGCTATGGTCAGTTAAAATACGGACAAAAACATAGCTATCACAATCCTGCTTTGAACCGTGTGCGGCTACAGAACAGTCGTAGTTTGGTGAAGGGGTGGTGTTGCACCGCTTTGTCTTTACGTCTACACGTCGGTTTTTAACCAAGAGATCAAAGTCCTTGCTGTTGACTGCTTCGCCACCAGCGTAATCTTCTACAATTATTTCTCCGATTGCCCCAACAACGTTACTAAGACTGCCCGTGATGCTGCCCTGTAAGTTTCCTACAGAGGCGGCTTTCTTTTTGGCACGAGCTAGGATATCAGGTGTTATCTTGATTTGTATCATCGTCGGACTCTTTTAAGGAAGGAAGTAGCATTTGTGTAAAAGCTCCTCGTGCAGCTTTAAAGATGTCTAGCTTTTTAGTTGTTCCGCGTATTTTAATTTCTAACTCGCTAAGAGTAGCAACTAAGTATTTTTGAGTATCATCAAGTTTATCAAAATCGTACTCTTGTCCATTAATTACAACGATGTCTTTTTGTTTTTTAGCCAATGTCTTCCTCCTCATCTCTAGGTAAGTATACTAAAACAAACGCCCCACAGTTTGAGCAACTAAGGTTGGTGACCATAGAATGATCTGGATCATCCTCTGTATCATGGTCACCGCCCCAAGTTAAGGCATATGTACAGTACCAACAGTTCATGCTGCTGTCAAGTCCACAACTTCACAAACCCCTGCAGTACAGGCAAGTTCACGGGAGCCTGTAGTATTATCTTCTTTCTCAAAGTCTGTTAACTTTTGCCAATCTATATTGACATTGCCATATGTTAGCATCCATTCGTTATACTCATCTTCGTCAATGTCTTGATACACGGCTTGTACATAGGTGTGATCATCGTAAGGAAAGAATGAAACACCAGATGCTATATCAAAGTTTTCATACACCCACGCACCAACTTCCATCCACTCGTGTTCTTTAACAGTAATACTAACAGATGGCTTATGCTCACAAAAGTACAAAGCGTACGTTTTCCACAATTCAAGCTGTTCTATAGAAGACATTGCTGTACGTGTTATAGCACCAGTAGGAGCTTTTGTAGGAAAGCTAAATACCGTAGTAGAGTCAGGCTGGTTATGCTCTGGTTCGTTGTACACGCCAGTGTTAATCAAGAATTGTGTGAGTGGGTCTTTGTTGTCTCCGCGCACTGTACGAATATAGTAGTCATTGTGTCGAGCATGAATCCCACTCGCAGCATCCACAAGTTGAGACACTGTTCCAGATGGTTTTACACACGTGATTGCAACGCTTTGGTTTATGCCTAGAGACTTAGCAAATCCTTTGTTCACCTCTACTGCGTGTTCTCGCATTTCGGTTAGCCATCTCTTACTGTCTACGTTCTTTGAAAGAACAGGATGATCCATAATACCTGTTAAAGACACACCAAGAAGACGCTCTTCTTCCGCGTTGTCTTTCCATACTTTTCTAAGGTACTTGTAGTCAGTCAAAGTGGACTGCATCGTACCTAATATAGTAGCTATACGTATCTTTTCTTTCAAGTCATCTAGAGAATCGGATTCACGAACCACACACTCTGACAAATTACAAAAACTGTATGGGCGTAAGATTATCTCACTACAAGGATTCGTACCCCACATATGGCCTGTCTGCCGTCTGCCATTACGAGCAACGTGCTTGTCTGCTGCTTCACGATTGAACATACCACGCTCACCAGATTTACTAGTGTACAGGGACACCCACTCTTCCATAAATGTGCCAATGTCTGGCTTACGATCGTAGGCTACAGAGTTGTTAGCCAACGCACGTTGTTTCTCTGTCTCCCACCACTTTCCTGCCTTTGCACGAGCCATGTCTCTATCTTCTATATCAGACAAACTAATTAACGCTGAACGGCGAACGCCCCCTACAACGACGATTTCCCCTACCTTACACATGAGATCGTGACATTCTATAGGAAGTAGTTTACGACCTTGTGCCTTCTTAAAAATGTCCACTGTAAAGTTAAACAGTTCAACTAATGGTTGTGGGCCACTAGCACGACCACCCATAATTTTTAAACGCTCACCTGCCGCACGAACACCGGATACGTCCCATGTGGGGGTCTGACCTGCGTAAAGCAACGCAATCAATTCACGATAGGCTTTTGCCCACCCCGGTTTGCTGTCTCCTACCTTAATTACAGTATCTGACTCATTAAAATTATCTGACACAACAGGAAGCTTATTAACGTTATCTTTTTCAACGCTAAAACCAACACCAGTACCACACATCAATATGTACATACACTCATCAAATGCACGAGGGCTATCTACAGGGATATAGCTACAGTTGTAGCCGCACACATTATCACGTTCCAAAGCATCACCAGCAGTCATCATTGCTCTCATACTAGGCATGACTTTCAGACTCAAGATTGCATCCTCAATATCGTTCTTTAATGAGTTAGATATCTTGTAGTCATGCTTGCTATACGCATGATCAGACATAAAGTTAACATATCGTGATACAGTTTCATCCCAGTTCTCTCTGCGCTGCTCATCGTCTAACCAACGAGCATAGCGTGACTTGTGAATGAATTGTTGATATGGTGTTGGCAACATGTTGTTCATGTTTTTATTCCTCTTCAAGTTGGTTTTTAGTTGTTAATAGTTCTTCTGCGTACCAGCTACATTTGGAGATGTCTTCGTCTCCGTTTTTGTGCTTTTCTCGCCATGTGTATTTGATGATATTTCCCTTGCAGAATCCTCTGAACTCCTCTGGAGACAACGCCGCCTTGATTGCGTCAATGCACTGGATACCTGCTTTCGTATAGTGTGGCGGATTGTTGACAATATCTATTCCCCCGTAAGCCATCTTACCGGCCTGTTCGTTTTCATCTTCCATCGTCTTCATGTATGCTTCGTGTCTCATCGATTGTCTCCGCTGCCCTGCAACATATCGCGGTTCTTGCGATCCTCTAACTTGTCTAGGTTCATCTGCGCGACTTCTTCTAAGCTGTAGCCTAAGTCTCTTGCCAAGATTGCAACGTACCATAGCACATCACCCAACTCTTTTGCAATATCACTTTTATAAAACAGGTCAGATTTCGCGTCACGAATGATTTTCTTTACCTTGTCAGCAACTTCACCGGCTTCCCCAGTCAAACCCAAAGCAGGATA